AATTCCTGTTGTTCATGGTAATTTTTTACCAATTTTATTAGGCGCTGGTGCATTGTTCAGTGCAAGTGCAATAACTGCTGGAACTTTTTTAGGTAGTACATTACTTGTAAATTCTTTAACAGCTATTGGAACAACTATGATTATTGATGGGGTCACTTCAATGTTAACGCCACAGCAAGACCCTGTCTCAGCAGTTAGTCAACAAAGTAGTTTAGACCCTTCGGCTTTGGCATCAAATTATTCTTTTACAGGGCTGACAAATATCAGCAATGCTGGAGTTCCTGTTAATTTGGTATTTGGAGAAATCTTGGTTGGCTCTATTGTAGTTTCTAATGGTGTTGATACAGTTCAAGTAGAAGGTAACAACTGATGGCTATTCAAGAGTTTGATCAAAATGCAGTATTTAATAATCCTGATCTGCCTAGTGGTGCTTTATCTTCCAAACAGTTTAATACGATTGTTGAACTTTTAGGGGAGGGAGAAATTGAAGGGTCAGCAACCGCATCAAAGGCAAGTATTACAGACAAAACATCAACAGCATACTTCAATGCTTTTAAGAAAGATATTTTTTTGAATGGAACTCAAGTTTTACAGGAAGCTGCAAGCAACACCGCACCTGAAGACAGTGATTTTAATTTTAAAGATGTGGGTTTTGATTTCAGACTTGGCACTTCCAGCCAAACATTTATTGATGGGATATCAAACATCGAAACTGAAACTGTAATTGGAACAACTGTTACAACCTCAAATCCTGTCACTCATACAGTAAGTTCCAGTGATATCAATGCAGTTCGAGTCACTTTAAGATTTCCGTCAATGCAGAAATTTGAAAATGACGGTGATATTAATGGTGTAGAAGTAAATTTGTTAATAAAAACTATTGAAAATGATGGTACAACAACAACTGTTATTGATGACACTGTAAAAGGTAGATCAACAAACGCTTATTTCAGAGATTATATTGTAAAACTTAAATCAACAACATCTTTTCCTGTTGCTATTAGAGTTGAAAGAGTAACGGCAGACAGTTCAGATGCAACCTTAGTTAATGCCTTTCAGTTTCAACAGGCCACTAATATAATTTTTGAACAGAACGCATATGCAAATACTGCTCATGTTGCATTAAGGTTTAATGCTGAACAGTTCCCAAGAGTCCCCAAGAGGGTGTTCCGTATCAGAGGCCGCAAAATCAAGATACCGCACAATGCAACTGTAGACTTGCAGACAGGTGCAATTTCTTATGCTGGTACATTTAACGGCACTTTTAAAACAGATAAAGAGTGGACTACAGATCCAGCTTGGATTTTATATGATTTGCTGACAGATACAAGAGCGGGCTGCGGGATTGCAGAATCTAATCTTGATAAGTTTAGTTTTAAAACAGTAAGTGAATATTGCGGAGAGTCAGTAGATGCTGGTAATGGTGACGGCTCTACTGAACCTAGATTTAGTTGTAATGTAAATATTACACAGCAACAGGAAGCCTATGGCCTGATCAATGCACTTTGTTCTGTAATGCGTGTTATGCCTTTTTATTCTGCGGGTGGAATCGCGATATCTCAGGATTCACCAAAATCGGCCTCATACATTTTTACAAATGCAAATGTTGTTGAGGGGCAGTTTATATATGCAGGCTCAAGTTTAAAAACAAGACATACAGTAATCAATGTTAGTTATTTTGATATGACAACTCAAGAAGTTGACGTTGAAACCGTTGAAGCTGATTCTGCAACACAAACAAAATATGGCGTTGTTGTTAAAAATATAAAAGCATTTGCTACAACCAGCCGTAATCAAGCAAGAAGATTAGGGCGTTGGTTTCTATATAATGAACAAAATTCTGGCGAAACTTGTTCTTTTGCTACCACAGCCGCATCAGGTGTTTTAGTTCGACCCGGAGATGTGATAGAAATATCTGACAGACTAAAAGCTGGTGTAAGGCGTGGAGGCTTGCTTAAAAGCGTTACAAGTACAACAGTTGTTGTTCTTGATGATTCTGACAATACAGATATTCCAAGCCTTGGAGATAGTCCGACGATTTCTATAATTCTGCCTGACGGTTCACTCGAAGAAAAAACAATCAGTGGAATTTCTGGCACGACAATAACTGTATCATCTGCTTTCAGTGCAGCACCAAATCAACACGCACCATATATTCTTGAGACTTCAAATCTACAAACTACAACTTGGAGGGTTATAAGTGTAAAAGAGAATGATGACAAAACTTTTTCAATTACAGCTTTATCACATGATTCTGGTAAATATGCTTTTGTTGAAGATGGTTCTGCATTACCAACAAGAACTATAAATACTCTTACAACAGTTTTAAATCCACCAGAAGGATTGAGAGTGGATGAAAAGATTGTAACTATAAATAATAAGGCAGTATCAAAATTAATTCTTGATTGGCAGACGCAATCGGGTGCTAGTAAATATGAAGTTCAATACAGGTTTGCAAACGGTGATTTTAAGAAAATAGAAACGCTTTCAAGTGATGCCGAAATATTAAATTCAGATGCTGGCGAATATGAAATAAGAGTTTTTAGTTTTAATGCAATAAATCAGCCATCAAGACAGCCTGCAACATTAACATTTACTGCTGTCGGTAAAACAGCACCGCCATCTGACATTACAAATCTTACTTATGAACCTATATCTGACAAAGAAATCAGATTAAGATGGGATGCTGTTCCAGATCAAGATGTGCGCGCGGGGGGGCGTATTCACATTCGGCACACCCCAAAAACGGACGGCAGCGGTACTTTTCAAGATGCAACCGATCTTGTCTTTGCTTTGAGTGGTGCATCAACAGAAAAAGTTGTTCCGTTGTTAGAGGGTGAATACATACTTAAAACACAAGACGATGGAGATAGATTCGGTACAGGAGAAACATCACTTGTAATAGATTTACCAGAAGCACAGCCAAAGCTTCTTGTACAGGCAAGGAGAGAAGATCAAGACAGTCCAGCTTTTCAAGGGTCAAAAACTAATATTGGATTTGATTCTGGCACAGGGTCAATAAGTTTAGCTGGTGTGGGAAATTTTGATGATATTACAGATTTTGATGCAGAAAACTCTATTGATGATATTGGAGGTGTTTCAGCAACTGGAACTTATTTGTTTAATGAAACTTTAGATTTAGGGGCTGTATTTAGTCTTGATTTAAGAAAATTAATTCAAACAGATTCTGTTTATTCTAATGATTTAATAGATTCAGTTACAGATATTGATGCAAGGCAAGATTTTGATGGTACGGCTTCAGTTGATACAAACGCAGAAGTTTTTGTCCAGACTTCTCAAGATGCCACTAGCTACTCAGGTTTTCAAAAATTTGCTAATGGAACATTTAAAGGTAGAGCATTTAAATTCAAATGTGTGTTATCAACAAATGATACAAACCAAGATATAAGAGTGAGTCAATTAGGATATTTTGCAGAGTTTCAAAGGAGAACAGAACAAAGCACAACAACTATTGCATCTGGGGCTGGGGCAAAGTCAATAACCTTCGATTCACCCTTTTTTACAGGTACTAGTGCATTATTAGGCGCAAACTCTAACCCACCAGCAATTTCAATTACAGCATTTAATATGGCATCAGGCGATTTCTTTGAACTTACAAGTATAACTGGTACTGGCTTTACTGTTCACTTTAAAAACAGTTCTGGAAGTTCAGTTGATAGAAACTTTAACTTTACTGCCATAGGTTTTGGTAAAGGTTAATTTTTAGGATATACTTAGAAAAAAAGTTGGTTTGCTATGTCAAGAGTTGATAACACCGGGGGTTCAGGTTTTACTACGGACAATGGCACAGGACTCGTTGTCAGGACAAAGCTTAACCAAATAGTTGCAGCTTTAAGCACATTAAATCAAGGTTCTGGCGATCCTTCAATCGGTGTTGCAGCTTATGTACCACATATTGATGGCGATACCTTAAAAATTAGAAATTCTGCTAATAATGCTTTTGTTACTTTGGGTGATGTATCATTAACAAACTTTGGTCATGCGGGATTGTCGGCAGCTAATACTTTCACTTCAACAAATATATTTCAGGAAGATGTAACTTTTGATGGTGCTACTGCTGGAAGAGATATTGTTTTTGACAGATCAGATAATGCTTTAGAGTTTGCAGATAATGCAAGTTTAGTTTTTGGGGCTGGATCAGATTTAACTATCACACATGACGCAACTGACAGCACTATCACAAGTGCGACAAACGATCTAAAAATTACTAGTAATGGTGATGACCTTATTCTTGAAGCTGAAGATGACGTAATTATCAGAGACAATGGCGGTTCTAATATTTTGGCACAGTTTATTAATGGCGGGGCAAATGAGCTATATCATTCGGCTACTAAGAAATTTGAAACTGCTTCGGGGGGCGTGAGTCTTACAGGAGGAGCCGCAGCAAACGTCACAGCCCTTTCTGATGGAGCAACCATAACAATAGACATGGCAACAGCCTGTCATCACTCAGTAACACTAGGAGGCAACAGAACATTTGCTGCACCAAGTAATCAAGTTGTAGGTCAATCTGGTTCAATATTTATAACTCAAGATGGTACAGGTTCCAGGACAGCTTCCTTTAACTCAGCTTTTAAATTTGTAGGCGGCAC